TTAAATATCTTGTTGATTCTCTGTTGATTGTAGTCGCTTAATTTCACTTTTTAAGACAGCATTTTCAGCAATTAACTGTCTATTCTCAGTTTGAAGGTTCCTAAATTCAGTAAAAACAAATCTATTTGCAGCTATCGATTCTGGACTATTATCAATAAACATATCTTCTCCTTCACCAAACAGAAGCCAATATAGATTTATATTTGGATATCTGCGATAAATTGGAATAAGTACTTTTGTAGTCAAATCTTGCCGGGCATGTGTTAAATAGTTAGATTCTATACCGCATTTAACACAGAATGCGCGAGGAGTCAAGTTTAATGATTCCGCTAACTTTTTTAATCTTGTGTTATAATCTGAAGTCTTTCTCATGTTAATTCTTGTTAAGTGAGATAAATATGACGTATTTTATTTTGATATACGTTATATATGACGTATATTTGCATACGATATTAAATATTTTACATCAAATATAAATAAATTTTTCCGTATAACAATGAAAAAAATACATTATTCTTTCAAAAATGGATTCTCGAAGCTAAAAAACGAGGATGTTGCTATAGTTCGACAGTTAACATGGGAGGCTATAGGCTGCAAAACAATAGAGGAATATTATAGAAAAAGAAATGACTTCACAAATATTCCTTATCATCTTTTCGTCGATATTACAAAAATATTCGTCAGATTTGGCGTATCTAAAAATCAAATATGGAGCGTCAGATATGACGAAAATAAAGATGAGTGAATTATATTGGATTTCAAGAATTGGGATGTTACACAATTTTCTAACATTAATATTAGCTATCTCTTGTGCATGCTCAATATTTTTTACCATTTCACATTTTATATCTTTAGATATTAAATTTGACGAAGAGTCTTATGATGGAAAAATTAAAATAATGGTAGATAAATTCTGGAAAAGAACTTTGGTTTCTACATTCGTAATCATAACTCTATATATATTCGTACCCAGTATGAGACAAATATATTTAATATATGGATTAGGTGGAACAATAGATTATTTAACAAAGGACGAGAACGCTAAAAAAATACCAGAGAAAACAATTAATGCACTCAATATTTTTCTTGATAATGAATTAAAAAAAGACAGTATAAAAAAATAAAAATATGGACAAACAAATATTAAACATTTTGAATGATACAAAGATATTATTTGAAAATTCAGAGTTATCATGTGTGGCCACTGTTGAAGATGACATGATTAAAATACTATGTTTCTTTGAAGCCAATAAATCAGGATTTTTAGAATTATTGGATAAAAGACTACTAAATGATGTTGCAAGAATTTGCGATTATACTTCACTGGATGATGAAAATATGTCATTAGTTTACATCAAATTCTGTGATAAAATGAATTATTACACAATAGACTATGTATGTTTAGTGATAAATGAAATAATGCTAATGCAAATGAGCAAGTTATCAACATCTTCGGTTAAGTTTCTTAGTAAGTCTGATGTTGTAGATATGTTGACGAAATTCAACACCAATTATAAAGCATACGAAAATTTTATATTAAATCCCAGTTTTGGGAATATATGCTTAGTAAATATAGACTTGAACAAGGTGAATATGACAAATTTGCTGAGAAATATATTGCAAAGATAGGTAAAGATAATTTCCTTTATTACAGCGAAGATGTTAGCAGAAGACTTGAGACAATGAAGAACGGCGAAATCTTTGATATAATAAAAAATGTAAAGGAAGAAAACTATGAATTATTTATCAAAATTGCATGTTTTATAATAGCTCTACATAATTCAAAATATAGTAGTTGGTTTTTCTCGGATGATTTCACTAAAATAGAATATAGGCAATGGCAAACAGGGTTAGAATCTGGAACAAAAAAGAAATCGAATTCTTAAAGAATAGTATAAACAAGTTAACTATTCAAGAAATTGCAGACAAGCTGAATAGAACTATTAATTCAGTCGTGCTATACATGTATAGACATGATATATCAAGACACGAAACTGTAAAGAGAAATTTGATGAGAGAGTTGATTGCAACTAAAATACCAATTGAATATTTTCACCCTACGAAACAATTTTACAAAGAAACAAATATTAATCAATGCCAATTCCAAAGTATTTGGCATGGCTACAGACAAGCTACAAATGATGAGATGGGCTGCTGTGGCTAAACATTTGAACTGCACAAGAGACGAATTATTAAAATTTTTCTCTTCATTACAACTCGAATTATTCGAGTAAAAAAATAATCTGATATGAAAGTAGCTCAAGAAGATATACAACGTATTGTGGACCAGGTTAACATAGTTGACGTGATTAGCCAATATGTCAATCTACATAAGAGTGGTAGTAACTATTTTGGTTGTTGCCCATTTCATAATGAACATACTGCATCTATGTCAGTTAGTCCATCACGTAAGATCTTTAAATGTTTTGGATGTGGAGAACACGGTAATGTAATTTGGTTCATTTCTAAAATTGACGGATTAAGTTACGGAGAGGCAGCTGAGAAACTTGCAAAACAATATAATATAGAGATAAAGTTTGAAGAAAAATCTCAAGAAGAAATAACGAGGGAAAAAGAACGTGATAGTATACTCACATGCTTATCTTATGTTAATAAATTATTTTGTGAAAACTTAAAGATTGACACAAATGCTTCTCAATATCTCAAATCACGAGAATTGAGCGATTATACAATAACAAGATATTGTGCTGGTTACGCTTCTGGATTACAAGAAAAAAGTATAATAAAATCATTATCGAAATGGTTTAGGGATGATACTTTAATAAGAGCTGGTGTAATTAACAGAAATGACAATGGTTCTCTATATGATTACTTTAGAAATCGAGTTACATTCCCATTTTTTGATAGATATGGGCATGTTATAGGTTTCACAGCGAGAGCTTTATCAAGTGATGTTAAAGCAAAATATCTTAATAGTCCTGATACAATAGTGTTTCAGAAGGGTTATAACCTTTTTGGTATGTACCAGGCTCGACAAGAAATTGTCAGACAGGATAAAATATACCTCGTAGAAGGACAGTTTGACGTTATGAGCTTCAGTCAATACGGAGTTCAAAATGTAGTGTGTAAAAGTGGTTCTTCACTGACTGATAATCAAATAAATCAAATAAAACTTCTTACATCAAATATCACATTGATATATGATGATGATAATGCCGGCATTCATTCTTTTGTTTCTCAAATTCCTATTCTATTAAAAGCTGGTTTTAGAGTTCGTTGTGTAGAATTGCCATCTGGTATGGATCCTGATGATTTTGCTAAACAAAAGAAAGACAAGTTAAAAAAATGGATAACTGCTAACGAGAAGTCATTTGTTGAATACTTATATAGAAAGCAGTATGAGAATATTACCGATGAGCCAATAAGAGAAGCCGGACTACAGAACATAATTAATACAATTGCTAATGTAAAAGAAGAGACTTTAAAAAATAGTTATATTAAATCACTATCTAAAATGGCAGGTTTAGGTACAGATGTCCTTATGCCTAAATTACGAGGTGTCAAAACAGATAAATTAGAAAATGATCATCATAAAGGTTTCTATGGTATCGAGGAAGCTAAAGATATTTTTGATAAGGAAAATGATAGTATCGAAATTACTACTTCGTGGAATTACTTTGAAGAAAATGTTGATACTATACCTGTTGTATATTTTGAAGGAGTTCCTGAAGAAAGCGACATTCAAGAGCTTCGAAAAATAGATAATAACATTGAAATGAATCAGCCTTCTGATAAATTCAATGAAAAAACCGAAAATAATGAAATCCTATTACTAAAGCAATTATACAGAATGGGATTCGTTGTTAATATAGATGATTCTGGTGACGTAATTAGCTTTATAACGTGGTATATAAATATATATGGTAATTACATAAGTGTGGTTCATCCAACTAATGAAAAAGTTGATATATTCCTTGATAGGATAGCTGAGATGATTGCTCTTGCTCCTGAAATTACATTCACACGCTCGACAAAAAAATGGGCTTCCACCTTAGGTCTGCCTACAGAAAAAGCATTAAAGGACATAGTTAAACCATATATCACAAGAAATAAATCTAAAAAGAAGATTGAACATGAAAAGATAGATTTCGATGAAAATGTTATGCAGATAGAGGCTGATGAACTACCTGACTATGTTATAAATAACGAAAGCTACAGTCAGATGAATAGTCGATATGGCTTCTACCCTCTTCTTTCAAAGAAAGGTGAACCAGTATGTTACATGTTTAAGAATGATGGCGGTGGTTATTACAGAGTATGTGATTTCTACATGGAGCCGTTATTACATATATACGATAAAGACCAGGAACAAAATAAGCGAGTTATTAAACTTACATCAATATATAAATCAAAGCCTACATACGTGGAGTGGAAAAGCAATATATTCGCTAATATGGCCACATTTAAAGCAGCTCTTATTAATGAGGGTGACTACAACTTTGAAAATGGTAGTATAAAGCAATATGATAAGATATGGACATACATGAGCCATCAGTTCCGTATGTGCAGGCAATTAAAGACATTTGGTCAACAGAAAGAGGACTTCTTTGCTTTTTCTAATGCTATTTTTCATAAAACTGAAAATGGCTACGAGGTAAGTAAGATGGATAATCTTGGTTTAGTGGAACATAATAGTGATCTATATTATTCACCAGCTTTTTCAGAGATATATTCAAGAGAGCGTGCGGATGATGATATATTTGAACAAGACAGGTATCTTGTTTATATAGATGTTCCGGCTTCTCACCAAATCACATTTACTTATTGGGCTGACTTGTTTAATCGCGTTTACAGAATTAACGATAACGGGAAATGGGGCATTATCTATTCAGTTATGTGTGCTTTTAGATCTGATATATTTCCAGCTGTTGGCAAATTCACAGCTATATTCTTTATAGGGCAGACGGCTTCAGGTAAGTCTCAGATTGCTGAAAGTATAAGGGCTCTCTTTGAGAAACCAGATATACCTTCATCAAATTTAATTCAGATTTCCGATGCTGCTTTCTTTTCAATTCTTGAAAGATTTAGAGATGTTCCTACAATTTTTGAGGAGTACAACGATAATGACGTGAACGAACTGAAGTTCCAGGGCCTTAAGGCTGTTACGTATGATTCTGATGGTAGACAAAAACGTAAATCAGCTACAAGTAACGATGTAGTCACGAGTAAAGTCAACGCTCCAGTTATCCTATTAGGACAAGAGGCTCCACAAAGAGATGACAATGCGCTTGCCAATCGTGTAGTTCTATGTGAGGTTCCGGCTTATGATTTCAAAAATGATGCTGAAGCAATAAGAATATTCAATGAATTAAAAGGTTATGAAAGAGAGGGAATGTCGTATCTGCTAACACAGATCCTTCAATTGAGAAATATATTTAGAGATAAATTCTCACTTTATCAGCATAGTTGCGCTAAAGAGCTTCAAGCAGCATGCAAGAACATGTCTGGTAGATTAGGTGATCAGACAAGAATCGTAGAAACAATATCCATTTTTCTTGCAACAGCAAAGCTTCTCATCAGCGATGCTCCACAAATGAAATTACCATTTACTTATCAAGAATTCTTAAATCTCGCAGTAGAGAAAGTAAAACAGCAAGTAGAACTTATTGCTAAGAGTGATAAGCTTGCTACGTTCTTTACCACAATTGATTATCTTATAGATAAAGGTTCTGTTAAATTAGGTCGTGACATAAAGATTGATACGCCTGAGCGTGTGAAGCTCAAAGGTGGTAAAGAGATATTGTTAAAACCGATTGACACTAAAGTGTTATACATGAATTTAAGTAATATCCACAAAATGTATTTGGCTACAATGACAGGTGAGAAGCCACTAACATTAACAACACTTGAAGTTAACTTGAAATCCCATCCAGCATATATTGGTGCTGTTGGAAATACTAAATTCATTTGGGAAGAAATGAAGCGAGTGCCAAGACGTGCCGAGGATGATAAAGAAGTAGAAGAGAATGGATTGAAAGTTGACTTAGAAATGAAGATAATAATGGAGAAAAGAACAAAGCAAACATCAGCTGTTGTTCTTAATTATGATACATTGCAAAAATTCATGGGAATAGACTATGAAAGGCAAGTAATCTCAGAAGATCAAAATGAAGATTTACCATTTTAATAATAAAAAATATGAATTATGAATAAGAAAGAGATTTTAGAAAAATTGGAACGCATCATTGGTGACATCGACACGATGATACATTACGCTGAGAATGAGAACTTGGCGAAGCATTATGCTAAAAACAAGGTTTCTTCGTTCTATGACGATTGGGCCGATTTACCGAACGAGCTGAATGAGGTGATAAAAAGTCTGAAAGAGGACTTTGGTGATATGAGAATGTTGGACTTCAGCAAGATGGAATAAATAGAAATACAAGTGTTTTATATTATATCAGATTGTAAAGTTGTTTCAAGTGAGGGTATCTGTCGTGAGATAGGTACCCTTAGATTTTTACCCGATAACCCAATGTTAAAAAGAAAAAATCATAAAGGAATGTTGAAAACGTCAGACACAAAAAAACATGACCAACCGACCAACCGACCAACCAAACAAAATATTTTCAAAAGATTTTTAGTAAATAAGTATCTAATAATCAATTGTTTATATTATAAATACCATGTTAATATTAATATCAATAACAGTTGGTTCCGGTTGGTCAACGGTTGGTTTCGGTTGGTTTTATGGTCTCATTATAAATCAGATATTAATCTTAACTTTGGATTAGTTGATACGTTGGTTGGTCGGTTGGTTTTAGAAAATCACCCACCATAAAGTCATAACTCACTGATAATCAATATTATTTCTCCTTTGGTTGGTCGGTTGGTCGGTTGGTCGCAAAAATAGGGTATCACATATAAAAAAAAAACTTTTAAATACAATGACAAAGAAAAACAATGAAAGATGGGTGGTGTGGATAGCCTGTAAAGGTTATTCAAAAAAATATCTATTGGCTAATTTTAATGATCCTGATGATGAATGGCCAGAAATAATAAACCTATCATCCGATAAAAACCTACATAGATCGTTTATTAACCATCTAAGCCGTGGAAGTAGACAAAGAGATAAAAGAATTTCAAATAATCGTTATCCACTTATGGTTCCGATCGAAATTAATAGGAATATATTCTATAAATATGGTTGGGAGCTTACTGATACAGAACAAGTTCAGTTTAATAATGAAATTGAGCAGCGTGTTAAATTGATGCTCCATACATATGTTAGTATGATGAGCGTCACAGGTATAACTATTAAAGATAGTATTAATAGATTTCGTGAATTAACAGGCATAACAGAATTCGATTGGGATGATGATTCTATTAGAAAAGAAATATCAAGGCACTGTAAATTGACCGGAAAGGAAGAATTTGAGCAGCTTTGTAAAAATATTAATAAAAAAGTTTGCGCCATTTTGTCCGAGAACGGACTAATAACAAAACAAGGTTTAAACGAATATGAAGAAAATTAATTTTGATTTTGAGAACGTTGGAGGATTAGCAGAATGTTATGCTTTTCCTCCAACATCATTTAAGCGTATTAGGAGAGATTATATTAAAAAACTCAATTATCTCGAATTAGATAACCGTGATGATATAATCATTATTCCAATGTACGCAAATGACACATTTGTTTTTAATGAGGAAAAATCATCAACCGATGGTGGTGATTACTGGGATGTGGATATAGAGGGTATTATACCAAAATTATGTTCACTAAATGCCGATTTAAAACAAAAATTAGAAAGAGGTGAGTGGTTGGTGTTATCGAAAGATAATAACGATATTGTTCATCTTAGTGGTTCTGTGCATGTTCCATTGAAGTTTGATGATACAAGTTCATCTGGAACATTATACTCTGATAGAAATGGGACTTCTTTCAAATTTTTAGGAAGGCAGAAGGCACCATCAATAATAATAGAGATTGACAATATAGCTAACATTTAATCGCAATTTAAAATGATTTACAATTTAATCAGTCTTAATCACTATAAATTATTAGTCTTAATTTTGTAACGAAATAAATATGATATGAAAAATATTGAATTACGCATCGATGGCGGTATATATTCATACACCACATGGTTAGTGAAAGACTTCCTTACGAGAAATGAGGGTAAGCCTGTTACTATTCGTGTTAATTCCCCAGGTGGTAGCATCGCTGATGGCATTAACATTTCTCACTTGATGGCAGCTCATGGAGATGTAACAGTGATACATGATAGTCTTAATGCTTCAGCTGCTACATGGTTGCCATTCGGGGCTAAGAATGTAAAGATGTATGAAGACTGTATGTTATATGTGCATTGCTCTTCACAGGAATATTTTATGATGCAATCAATGAATGCCGAACAATTAAAGACTCTTGATATTGATATTAATTCTGACATCAAATCATTAGAGGCTATGGATAAGATGATTGCCAAGAAATATGCTGATAGATGTAAAAAAAAGAAATGCTCTGTTGACGAAATGCTTAAGCTTATGCAGAGTCATCCATGGTTAACATCAGACGAATGTTTGGAATATGGGTTTGTTGATGAAATAATTCAAGACAAAATGCCTGTTAAAGTAAATCAGAACGTTGTTTCTCAGTTTCAGAACTGCAAGATTCCAATGCCTGAGAACTTTAAAGTTCCAGATGAAAGAAACTTCATTCAATCAATTGTTGATGGTGTGGTAAAAACTTTCAAAGTACAACAGAAAAAAGAAGACACCAATTTTAATCAAGTAATAATGAATAAAAAATTTGTCACAGTTAATACACTTCTTAAAATTGAAGGTATTGACATGAAAGATGATAAAATCATCATGACTGACGCTCAGGTTAAATTAATTGAAGATGACCTTGTTCAGAAACAAGGTAAAATTGAAAACTTGGGCGAACAGATTAAAGACCTTCAGCAAAAATTAAACGATGCTGAGAATGAGAAGAAAAAGGCTACAGATAAATTAGCTGCTGCTAACGCTACTCTCGATGCTTTATCTGAAGATATTAAGGCTTTGCCTTCTATTGAAGACAAGACTAATAAGATTAAAGAGATATTTGATCATGCTTCAGGTACTAATTTAACTCCACAGACCAATGGATCTGAAAAGGACAATTATGCTGACTGTCGTAAAGATCCTATCAATTTCATCAATTTGGAATAAAAATTTTTTAACATGGATTTAACAAAACCAATTGACATTACTGCGGTTAATACTGCGGTCAAAAAACATGGTAACGAGATTCAAACAATCGATAATCTCGATGCTAATGCAGTGCTTCAGCACTTTTCACCAATGCCTGGCATTACAGATTCATACACTTTCACAAATGCTTGGTTCAAATCTGTTTCTTCAAAGTATACTGGCAAGTTCAAAGATGTTCAGCAAATAGGTACCATTGACAAACGTACCTTGATAGTCAATCCTTGCGTTATCGAGGTGTTGGATGAGCCAGAGCGTTATCGTCGTTCATACATTACAGAAGTTCGTGGTGCTATTGAAATTGCACAACATCCTTTTGAAATGTGGCTTATTGAGAATGTCTTGAAACAGGCATCTACAGATTTGTTGAATGTCCTGTTTACTGCTAAATATGATGCAGCTGCTGACAAAACAGAACTCAAAGATTCATTCGATGGTCCAGGAACAATTGTAGAAACAGAAAAGACAGCCGGTAACATCTCTGTTGCCAAAGGCAATCAATTCGCTACTGGTGCTTTTACGCGTGCTGATGTTGGCAAGCAATTATTAAGTTTATGGAGACACATGCCTCAGATGTTCAAGAACATGAACAGCAAATTGTTTATCTCAGGTGAGATTGGCGATCTGTATGATGATTGGTTCTCTGATGAGCATCCTAACATTCACACACCAGGTCAGAATCCTGATGAATCAAATCAGACCATTCTATATGGTTCAAAAGGTAAATGTGAATTAGTTCGTGTTCCGGATCTTCCTGATAAAAGTCAGTTCGCTATGTTGACTATTCAGCCTAACATAGTCTATGGCTTTGACAAATTTAGTGATCTGCGTACAATCAAGGCTGTTCCTGATGATTACTTGTTCAAGGCTCTTGGCAAGTATGTTTTCGGCACACAGTTTGTAACCCTCGACTCACGTATATTCTGCGTTAATGATCAACCTCTAACACCAGCTAATCCTTAAAAATATGAGTGAAGTAAAATGTGTTGAGCTTGCTGATATTGATCAGGCTCTATCTTGTGATGAACAAGACAATATGGGTGGTGTGGTGCCATCTCTGATTTTCGGTTATGTTGATGATGTCGGTGCCTTCCCGGATAAGCCAGCTGTTGCTGAATCGGCTATTCCATCATTAGAAGTCGCCGGTGCTTGGAAAGGTGATGTAGTGATGAAGACTGGTTGTAAGGCCTATAAATTTGAGTTCACTGATGATACAGCAGAATTCACGATCAAACAGCAGGGTGAAGATGGTGGTAAATCATTTGTATATGAACTTGCGTTCATTTCAGCAAAGATAAGAAAGAAGATACTCGGCTTTGCTAATGCTGTGAAGAATCGAAAGATGTTCTTCATCGTTCAGGACAACAACTTGCAGTGGTATCTGATGGGTGATGCTGGCCACGGTGCTAAACGCGTTGATGATGATGGTTCAACAACTGGTGCTAATTACACAGGCAGAAACCAGAACTCTTTTAAATTCCAATATAGTTGCCCCCGCGCTCTCATCTATGAGGGCGACACAACAAATCTCTTGACTGCGAAAACGGCTACACCGTAATTTGTTGTTTTTAATATTTAAGTTTTCGCCACAGTTTCAATACTGTGGCGTTTTTTTGTCTTATATTGTCGTAAAAATAGTCGCTATCTTTGTAAATAAAAAGAAATGAAATTAACTGAGAATTATTTTGCAGCTCGCGATGAAGCGATGAGTTGGCTATCTATCCAACCAAACAAAAGGAAATACTCCAAAGGTTTAGCAATACTTGTTCAGAGTGGTTATAAAACAATTGTGGCTGACATGCTTCGTCGTCATGGTGAACGTGATTGGACTATGGAGAAATTAACGTCATGTTTAAGAGAGATGATACAAGTGTATTATAATCCTGCTGATCCTCGATTTGAAGACGTTCCCGATGTTGATGTACTTAATTATGATGAAGGCGACACAACAGAGATAAGCGAGGCGAATAAAATAGTTAAGCAAAACTCTTCAGATAAATTTGACAGAATGCCTGAGAGCATTCAAGTTATTACTCGAAACTTTTCATCAGCATTCAAGGAACGTGCTAAATTACATCGTCGTATGTCTGAATTGGGAGAGACTAATGATGAAGATATTATGACAAAAAGAAAAGCTATGAGTGATGAGATTGAACGCTTGACATCATACATGGATGCTTTATTCAAGATTAAAGATGACTATGATAAGAATGGTAATATTCCTTCGTCAGATAATATAAGCAAAATTAAAGATTGCTTGACAGATAAGAAAGAACAGGTTAAAGATAAGATAGATTATTCAAACTTTACAACTGATAAACTGAAGGTGAGACATAAATCAATAACAACACAGATAACCAGGAAGAATAATCTGTTACTTTATCAAACTAAATGCAAACAAATTAAAGAGAATCCAATGCCTGATTGTCCTAAAAGAGTCAAGATGCTTCGACAAGTTGAACATCTTAAATCTGAGAGATCTAAAATAGAATATGAATTAGCAAATAGAGAATAATGTTAGTTGATCTGATAGATAACAAAGCTAAAGATAATAATATCACAACGACAAAGATTAAGTTGTTAGATTCATCTCAATCTGACATCGAAGTAATTAATGATATTTTATCAAGTCCTTCACAATTGGGCATAATTAATAAAGGTTGTGACAAACATTTCTATACTGATGGTGCATTCAATCTTATACAACTGCTGCTTTATGTCATAAAGCAAACAGGTCCAGCTAATATATTTCTTTCAACATATTCAATTGCTGAAGATAGCATTGAAACCTTGAGAAGATATGTGGATGATGGTGCAATTATATCAATTCGCTTTCTGATTGATAATAGAGTTCGTTCTATATCTCCTAAGCCATTCGCACATCTCATAGCGTCGTTTCCTGATGGTTATAGATGTGCAGCTCTTCATGCGAAAGTGGTTCTCATTTCAAATGAAAACTACCACATCAGTATTGTTGGTTCACAAAATGCTACTCATAATCCTAAATTAGAGCGTGGCATAATTCATACAAACCCAGTTATCTGGGAATTTGATAATAAAATATTAAATGATGAGTTTAACAGAGGATCAAAGTAAAGCTATAGAATCTATGGCTTATAGTTTAATGCCAATTGAGTTGATAGCGATAAATTTACAAATCCCTACGTTTCAATTCGTCGAAGAGATAAGAGCATTGAACTCTCCTATATCTATCGCTTATTATAAAGGCTATATAAGACAACTAATGGAGACAAGAAATAACTTCATTAATGCTGCTAAAAATGGTAGCAATCCAGCATTGGAGAAAATTCTTGGTTTCATTAAGGATATTAACAATCAACTAAAACATGAATAGAGATTATAAATCAATTCAGCGTTTATCTCATGATGAAATACAGGCTCATATCTTGGATCCTGAAAATAATCCATTACCTGAGAGATGCCAGGAGCAATTTAATCGTGTTCTTGAAGCTGCTCGGCTATTGGATGATTATCCTAATGATAATAATGTTGTGTTGTTACTTCAAGCAAAATATCCAGTTTCAAAATCAACGGCCATAAGAGATATTAATCTTGCTCGTGAACTTTATAAGACCCAGCACTCATTTGATTGGGACTTCTGGTTTGCCTGGCAAGTGAAGGACCAACTTGAACTTATACGTGAATGTAAAATTAGCGGTGATCGTAAAGAATGGAACAAAGCAAAAAAAGTTCTTCATGATATTATCGGTGATAGACCGATGAACAGCGAAGATCCTAAACGTATGGAACGTAATGAATTTTTTATTCAAGTAATCAATAATGGAGAAACAAAAAATGTGAGTCTTGGTGATGCTCGTAACTGGAAACCTAATGAGGTTAAAGAGGTTATTGATGCTATGTATGAGCCTATTACTGAAGATGATGCTAAAGAAATAATGGACACATGAACGATTCTTGGCAAGAGCAGATAAGAGTTAATCGCGCTCAGTATGCTTATCTAATGCTTGGCGCTAAAAACAAGTATGCTATATGGTCTCGTGGAACAGGTAAAAGTTTCATTGTTGGAGCTGAGATAGATGAGAACATCAGGTTAATGCCACGTGGGGTTACTACTATTACGCAGCAGACAATTGGTCAAGCTCTTACTAAAACTTTACCTTCAGCATTCAAACAACTTGAACTACTTGGATATAAACAATATGACTATGACACACATACAGGTGACTATGTCGTATGTAAGACTCCTCCTGATGGTTGGTATAAACCCTATGAACGCATAATGCAGTATGATCACTGTATAAGTTTCTCTAATGGCCATGTGCTGTACATACTGACACAAGAAGGTAATAGCCGTGGTCCTAATGCTGATTATAATATTACTGATGAAGCACTAACTATAAATAAAGACAAGTTCGATGCAGAAGTTGCTCCTACTAACAGAGGCAATGAATTTGTTTTTGGCAAGAAGTCTGTATCTCCAATCATGAAACATCATGGCACTGCTTTCCTATCAAGTATGCCTTACACTCCAGAACAGAAATGGCTTTTATTACCAGCTGAATATTATGAGAAAGAACGTGGCATTCAACTATTTGTATTATGGAATAAGCTTGTCTCATTGCAGATGCAACTGATAGAAGCTAAGCATAACAATGATATTCACCAGTTCACAGAGATATGGAATGAATGTATTAGACTACATCGGAATCTTACACCATTTGTATCTAAAGATGGTACATTGTTCATACTTGGTAGTATCTTTGATAACATAGAGAATGTTGGTATGTCTTATATTATGCAGGCTTATGAGGTTATGGATAAGCTTTCGTTTATGATTGAGATCCTTAATTATATACTTGATCATATAGATCATTGCTATTATAGACTTGACAATACTCGGCACATCTATTATAATGCTTACAATGACAGTTATATACGTGATTTTGCTGAAGATAATAATTACGACTTTCAGAAGCTTAACAAAGTTAATGATAGTCGTGCTGATTTAGATTGTGACCCTTCTCAACCTCTTGAGATATCAACTGACTGGGGGTCATCTGCTTCTTTCCTTGTTGTAGGCCAGGAACGCAATTATGATTTTGTAACTCACTTAAGATCTGATCATCTGGTTGACTGCACATTAAATGAGTTCTTTGTTCGCCGTGATGAGACATCTGATACTGAGATCAACACAATCGCTGACATGTTTTGCAATTACTATGCTTACCATGCAAATAAGACAGTAACTCTATTCAGAGATAGATATGGTGATGCTCGTCGTGCTAACAGTAAGAAGAGTTATAATGAACTGTTCATCAACAGATTGAAAGCTCATGGTTGGACAGTTATTCAACGTGTTCATGAAGGTATGGAGCCACCACAGCACGACAAGTATTTATTATGGACATATATACTTGCTGAGACTGACTCAAGGTTTCCTAAGTTCCGTATCAATGGCTCACGTTGCAAACATACGATAATTAGTATGCAGAATACAAGAGTAATAGAAGATAGCAATGGGCGATTCACCAAAGACAAATCAAGTGAACGGCGCAAATCTGTGTTACCAGAAGAAGCTACTCACTTTGGCGACTGCGTTGATAAACGTATCTGGACCAAGTATGGCAAGCGACTAAAACAACAATCAACTTTTATCCCGGCAAGAACATAAGGACATATCATCGGTTCAACAATGTAGGACCGACTTCATGTTCTTTCAATAGGACTCCCGATTTTATGCGTTTTTTCTTTAAATGTTAAATATGTTAAATTATGTCATATTTCCTAAAAAAACGATTCAAAGAGCGACTCATTGGAAAGGGCGCGGCAGGCTTCATCGTCATGAAGAAGTTACCTTTTTAAAAAATGTAACGCGAAAACCTTTAAAATAGGTAGTATTTAACTTATTTTCATGCTGAAATAATGTTAATTACTTACTTTATTTGTTTAGCATTGAAAATAAACTAAATCATCATTTTTTCCGTGCGAAAACCGACTTTCATTTTATTGCAGTCAGTTTTCGCACGGTTTATGGTTTAAGCACTCAAGGCTTTGAGAGCTTAAGGTTAGCTGTTGCTAACGATTTCATGATTTCTTCGCTCTTTCCTGTAGAGAGCATTATGTCATCTCTGTCGTGTTACTTTTTCTGAACAAAGTTACACATGGGCGAAAAATGCAAGTACCGTAAACATATTATTAATAAATCTCCAGCCTATTCAGGTAGTATTTATCGATAATTCCTTGCACAAATTTCGCTTTATCCATGTGTTTTAAAAAGTTCATAAAAAGCAAAACCACGACCGAGAAGGCTAAATAAAAAAAACTCTCTGCAGGGCGAAGAAAAAAAATAAAAAGCTTCCACTCCCTCGGAGGTTAAATAAATTTTTAAATCATGATTACATACAACTTTTACAATTACAAGCCAGTTCGCTTTGATGCAACTGAAGACGAAAAACGAGTTCGTGAACTTGTTTGGCGGTTTAAAGATGGTAATGTTATCGCACAGATGTTTGTGGCTAACTATGTTTCAAAGGTCTTAAAGAACAGAAAAGACGCTAAAGAGACGGTTTTTGTTTGTATTCCTGCAAGCAATTCAGTTAAGACAGAACGCAGATATAAGCAATTTTCATCAATGATATGTGATGCTACAGGCTTAGTAAACGGTTACAGACATATTCATGTTAGTGGTCACAAAACAGCTTTGCACAATGTAAAGAGAGGTCAAGAACGTGAAGATGATGAAGTTATCACAGTTGATAAAGATTTCTTTCAAGGCAAAAAAGTAATAATCTTTGATGATATAATTACCAAAGGTGTAGCAAGTAATAAGTTTGCAAATATCCTTATTGCTGCAGGTGCCAATGTTTTAGGTGGCTTATTTCTCGCAAAAACAATAAATTAAGGAGGTCAATATTATGGAAAAAATGTTTGCTATTGCCGATAGAGACGGCAATTATTATAAAGAAACTGAAACGGGATGGACAAAGACATTTGATGTTTGTGAACGATATACACGTTATGAATGTATGCAAATTATTCTAAGTGCTGAATACTCTGAATGTTGGCATATATGTGATAATAAAAAATTCTTGCCATACGAATGCTATTTTCTCGACTTGCTTAAAGAGTATAATAAAGAGAAAGAACAGAGAGACGCTATATTAAAAGAGAAGTTAAAGCACAAAAAAAGAGAGGAGCCAGTGCAGCTCATGTTTAAATTCTGAAGTTTAGGGATGGCGGTTGTTGCTATCCCTAAATTTTTTTCGCCTATCGGCGAAATTGTGTGACACAGTCGGTTTGTTGTCGAACATTAATAAATATATTCAAAATGATTTAAATGTTAAATATCAATTTTAAAGATTACATGGAGCATTGATACTTTAGCAGTTAAATATAATAGATGTATCATTTATTTTTTTATGTTATATAACATATTGTATGAAGAAAATTATTGTATTTTTATGTAAGTGGCTTAATTGTTTCTTAAATTAAAAAATAATTTGTATTTTTGTAGCAAATTATATAATTATCTGTTTTGCTTGGCGCATCTTGCAAAAGAGAAATTTAAAGATATGCAGCTGTTTAGTTCACACCGAAGGGATGCGCCCCAGAGGTGTGAACTGTTTTTATATAATGATAGAAAACATAGAACAATTAAACGACTATGTACAAGTCGTAAATACGAGGTCTAATTATTGGATGGTTCGTACAATGGGTGGTTCGTTTTATAGAGAATTCATCAATGATAAATTTATCGCTTTTGGTTTCAATGATTTTCTGTTAAAGGATATACAAAATCTTAACAAAGACAATAAATTAGCCATTAAGGAATTAAGAATGAGCGTTGCAAAAAAATATCCAGATAATTGCAGACCTGGGCATGTTGCTTCGCAATTAATAAAATTTTGCCGTGATATTAAAATTGATGATGTGGTGCTTGTTCCAAGTAATAGATCAGAAATTTCAATAGTAAAAGTTATTGGAAGTGTTTATGAGGATGAAAATTCAAAAGAAGATAATGGAAAATGTTCATTTATGAAACGAATACCTATAAAAATCATCAAACGTATCTCAAAATTTTCATTACCTCCAAAAGCAATGTCAATGTTTAATTCAAGACATCCAATATCTGACATTTCTAATTATTCCATGTATATAGATAATATGGTTTCTGATTTTTATAATAAAGATCAAGAAACACATATAACATTAAAAATAGATACCGATGACGAGGTCTCAGCCACAACTTTTTATAATATTGAGAAATTATTTGAGATCACAGAATCATTTTGTTCAGAAAACAATATAGAAGGGACTTCTGATGATGTAAGTATGAAAGTCCAAATGGAATCTAAAGGAAATATTCATTTTATTTCTAAAAATAAAGTATTTCTTGGTCTGATTGGACTTGGTATCCTTTTTATTAATGGTGGCGGTTTAAAAATTAAGAATGGTGAATTTAATCTTGATTTGTCTACAGATGGTATTTTTAAAAAATATGATGAACACATGGATAGGATGGTTGATAGAGATGTCCGTCTTTCTATAAAAAAATCATTAGATAGTTTGAAAATAAAAACTCCAGAAGACTATAAAAAAGCTGTAATAGAATTATATAAAGCTCAGAATGAAAATAGAAATAAATATTAATATGGAAAATAATAAAATGGTATCATCAATAAAGCAATAACACAACCAATAATTACTACAATATTTTCCATTTTTTCACTAATTACTCTTTGGTGATAATGTGCATGAATATAAAGTACTGTTTGAAGTACAATCATCGTAGTTGAACTAATAACTAAGAATGTTGCAAAAAAGGAGATAATATTATGTATTATAGCTATCATGATTATTAGTTAGTTTTCAGGTGCAAAGATAATAGTAATAATAGACGTTTGTTCTTTTTTTAAGTTAATAATATTTATCAAAAAAATATTTATTATACTTAAATACAGTATATTATAGAAAACGCATAAATATCCATAAGCATCGTTTTTTCTTCATTGATATGATGTCTTCACACAATGATACGATACCATTTATCATTTAATTTTATATTAACATATAACATTAAAATAATAAATGAATAGAATGCATTAAAATTAACAAATATGAACCAAGTGAAATAGTGATAGTATATAATATAAGAAGGAGAGTTATTTTTATATATTTAATTCTTTTATCATATAATTTTGAGTATACTTCAATTTTTTCCAGATTGGATTCAATAGAATTAACTATCAACTTGATTTGATATTTATTATTAATTTCATCTTCTGACAAATATTTTAATTTATTGATATAATTATGTTCATCAACTGTTTTTAATAGTTGCGTTTCAACTATATAAGATGAATTATCAAAGGCTATTTTATAAAATAGATAAACTACAATTATAAATGATCCTATCCACATTTCTATAAAAGGGAAAATAAAAATAAATTTTTTTGCATTAATTAAGAATACAGTAAATGTTGCAAAGGCTGTAGCCGATAGACCAATCAAAGTGAATAATCGATCTGTTGTTTTATTGAATTGATTACATATATTTTCTCGTGATTTATCAGTTCTCTCAAGAATTATTAATACAGTTTCTTTATCTAAGATACTGAGTAACTTATCACTAAAATGTTTTTTATAATCCATAATTTCTATTTTTATACAAAGTTAATTGATTTCAATTAAAATAAAAGCTTTAATTGATTTAATTTCAGTTTATTTGCTATCTTTGCCAGATAATTCATTTAAAACCTAAATATTATGAGGAGAATATTGTTATTTTTAATTGTTTCAATAGTTTTATCTATTTCTTTTTCATGTAACCTTGAAAAAAATATGAAAACTGACAAAGCAGCTTATGAGAAAAGCCAAAAACAAAGAACAGATTCAATTTTAAAAGAAATGAAAAAAGATTTCGTCTTTAAAACAGATTCTTTTACTCAAGGTATGCCTATTAATGTTATACCTAAATATGTGATTCAAAATAATCCATCTGATTATGTGTTCGCATATTTCTCTATAGCTGGTAATAATGCCAGTAATCTACATTTAATTATTATGTCATCTTATGAGAATAGTATTGACGGTTGCTCAATGATGAACTTTAATGTAGATGGTAAGGTTTGTCAACTAATATTACAGAATGACATGACAACAAAAACTAATAGAGGTTATAAATATAATTTATATTCAGCTTATGGCGTAGAGTTGTTAGATTCTCTATCATTGTCCACAAAAGAGGTTAAAATGAGAATGACAGATCTTGAAGTTTACAAGGATAGAAAATTATCTAAAAGAGAAATACATGATTTATATCTTGCTTATAAGTATTTTAATGAGTTGAATGGCAAATTGGAAGATATAAAAGATTAACATAAATAAGAACATTGATGATGATTGAATTCATGTTATAGAACATATTATACAAAGAAAATTGAGTTAATTTGAGTCAGTATGTTTAATAATTTTTTGGATTAAATAATTTATTTGTATTTTTGTAGCAATTAAAAGATTTATCTGTTTTGCTTGGCGCATCTTGCAAAAGAGGAATTTAAAGATATACAGCTGTTATGAGTTCATGCAGAGGGGATGCGCCCCCAATGCGTGAACTCTTTTATTTAATATTATGATAGAAGACCTTAATTTCTGTGCAATAGATTTTGAGACAGCGACATACAATCGAATGGCGTGTCAAGTAGGATTAACAATCGTCGAAAATGGTGAAATAGTTGACACAATAGTGAAACTGATACAGCCACCAGATAATTATTATGATGAGAACACGATAAGAGTTCATCATATAACACCTGACGTGACGGCGAATGCTCCGACATTTGATATTGTTTGGAATGAAATATCCAAATATATAGTTGGTAATACTGTGGTTGCACATAACGCTATTTTCGATCAGGATGTTCTTATGCGCAATTTGGATTATTACGGAATTATGCCTATGGGTATAGATGAGTTTGTCTGCACATACAAGATTTTTGGTCATTCACTTGAAGATATGTGTCAAGCTTTCTCCATAGATTGTTGTGAACATCATGATGCCGGATTCGATGCTGAATGCTGTGCCATATTTTACATTAATTATAAAAGTGGTGTTGAGCCTGACTATACATTGGTCAAACACAATCCACATACCATCAAAATACACGAAGGGCTGCATGGTGATGTGCTTCAAAAAGATTTGAGCGGTGCTAATCCTGATAATCCTTTTTATGATAGAAAGATAGTCATTACTGGCGTTTTCATGCAACCAAGGAAACAATTAGGTAACATCTTAAAGGCAATGGGTGCAGATATTGACAATTCTATAACAAAGAGAACAAACTTTGTGTTGATAGGAGAGGATCCAGGTCCAAGTAAGATGGAAAAATTGGATAAACTGATTCATGATGGTTTCAATATAAAAAAGATATATCAGGATGATTTGAACAACATTCTGAATGGTGAATGGAATGGTTATAAAGCTGAGCGCACAATAACAAAGGACCTTGACTTCACAATGGATCACTATAATAAACATCATGTTTCTTTTGTCGGTTTACAGAATAGAATTGCGACGAAGGAGCTATATTTTGGAAAAGGTTTTAGGGAAAAAGCAGACTGTTTCTTCCAGATAACTGGAAATCTTGGCGCATTAGGAAACTGGCAACTTGATAATAATGTTAACATTTGCGTGTTGAGTAATTCCACTCTTGAGAAGTTAAAAGAAGGTGTAAAAGATGAAACTATACAATATATTCAAGACTATTATAACAACAACAAAGCAATAACATTCGACTTTGAATTCATGTCAGAACAGGATATTCTGGACTGGTGTAAATATAGATGTGAAACATTTGGTGACAAAGTAACGATGGACCTTTATGACATATATGTAAATAGTTGATTTGAAATTATTAATAGATTTCTTTCAAATTATTTGGTGGTTTCAAAGATAGTTCTTATCTTTGCCACTGCGAAATATCAGTAGAGGAAACTCTACAAGGGCGATGATGATGCCCACTTAATTTCATCAGCGGGCTTTTTTATGCCAGAACCTATATAAGAGGAAGCCTGTATGGCAAGGATTGATGTTAAATAGCATCGCTTAATTCCTCACGATTGATAACGGCGGCTGTTCCCTTTGTAAATTTTGCCCTTGTGGTGTAAATCTACTGATGTTTCGCGACAGGGGATGCAGCCGCTTTTTTGTGCCCCAGCCGCTTCTCTGCCAAACAATATTGGGTGCAATAGCGAAACATCAGTAGTCTATGCAACAGACAACAATTCAATTCGACAGCGCGGAGCAGCTCCGTAAGCCGGTCGACGTTCGTGCCACGTTACAGCGCAAGTATTCAGAGTTTTCATCATGGCTCCATGGCCGTAGTGTGTTCTACAGTAAGATTGCAGAATACCCAGTTTCTCGTCTTTTAGTTATTAGAATTAATCTCGTATCTTTGTGCGTGATTGTTGGAGCGGTATGCGTTGAGCAGTCGCCAGCGGTCGCCATCAGTGCATCAGTGTGCGCCGGATGGTTAGTTTATCGGTTAAATAAAAAAGGAGAAAAGAAATGATTTACTTTATTAATGTATATCCGTTTGCGGATAATGACTCACAAAGAGAGATAATATGTAATACTTTTGTTGAACTTATTCAACATCGTACCATCTTAGATGCCGATTATGGTGGTTTGCTAAATTTATGTGGCAAAGTGTGTACTTTTCTTAATGAGACACTAAAAAACTCTCAAAAAATCTGTGTCCATTTTTTTGACAAGACTAATTTAGGAATCTGTGAATTACCATATATTGAAGGTAATCAACTGTTATGCCGAATAAGGTTAATAGAAACCCACTGCTATTTATGAAAGAGAAATTCATGGTAAAATAAAAGAATTCGATGAAAATATTAGTAAATCAAGAAAATGCTAAGGCCCTCAATGAATTAGCACGTAACCAAATGATTGATAAGCTACTTACAGATATAGCAAAAGATTTGACAATATGTCAAATTGAAGGCTGGAACTATAGGGGCTATCTTTATAGAATTAAAGACATCGTAGATGAATTTTTATCAATTAAAAAAACAAAACAAAAATGACAATAGAAGATTTAATTCGTGAATATACACTAAAGTGTACAGACATACAGACTGAGATTCTGGCTATAATATCATTTAGTGATAAGCAGCGCGAGGCTGCACGTGAACGCAGAGACAGAGAGATCAGAGAAGGTTGTAGCAGTTATCATAAAAAACTTCAAGAGTTGTATCAAAAGAAATACTCTCTAACTGCAGAGAAAGAGTCGCTCTCGTCATTGGTACCTGGATATAAAGAGATGTTTCAAGATGTTAGTACAAATCTCAGCATTGTGAGTGATGAGATTTCAGATACTAAAAAAGATTTTGCTCAGTTCGAGGACAGTATTAAGAAATCATATAGAGAGTTTGAGCAGCGTCTATCTGTTGAAACAGAACTAAAACTAAGAACAAAATCTAATATCATTGGCATCTATAAGCAGAACATGAAGCAACAGATACATGATATTAATGCGAAAGGAGGCGAAGAATGAACCGAATTGAGATAAAACGCAGATATGAACAGTTTGCTCAAATCTGGAAACTTGAATAATATCTATGATGGGCGTGGTACCACAGATATATATTTCTGCGCTCATTGTTATAAGATGATATTCACAACATATAAAGATTTAGGAGTAACACCTTTCATCATTAAATGTGAATGTGGCAGTGACATGAAACACATTCGTACATATAACAATATACTTAAAGATGCAAAAATCGAGAATTGGGTTAGGCCATCTCTGGAACAGGCTTACAAAATGAATGATGGTATGTTGGAACATCTGTTTAATGGTGGACTGTTCTTAGAATCAGAGTTGAAAGAATTAGATAAACAGACAACAGAGAAAGGAGGCGAAGCATGATATTTGCATATTCATTTTTTGAGGGTGTTCATCCTAAATATTTGAACAAAATCGCTGATATGATGAAAAATGCTAATAATTGCATCTTTCTGAATAGAGATGAGCTTAATATGTTCATGGTTTTACTTATAAATGAATTTAAGGTTATTCGTTCAAAAGGCAAAGATCCTATTCTGTATGAACATATTGATGAAAACAATACAGGCATGTTGGCTGTATATCTTAATGATCATGCAAACAATAGCGTTATAAGACTATATCTGCAGCAGGTGAGAGAGGTGTTGCTGTTTAATCCTAAAACGATTGAATTTGATAACGTAATTGACAGAATTAAATTAGAAAGCGAGGATACAGATGAAGACAGTCAGAATATTAAATAAGTTATCAGGAAGTTACTTAGAAAAGAGTTTTAATGATACTCTGAAAGCTGAATTGTATTTGAAATCATACGTTGCTGATAAGAACTATTCAGCTGGTTGTGTTATCCTGCATCTAAGAGACTTTGAGATAACAGAAAAAGAAGCAACACCACAAAAGAAATATGTTGTTAAGGTTAAACTTAATTTTGCTTCCGCTTCTAAATGTTGTTTGTTATTGCATTTCAATGATTTATATAGTGCCAAGAAAGGTATTTTAGTTGCAAAAGAGAAATATCCTGAGAAAGAAATAGTTCTTGAAGAAGAAAGCGAGGAAACAAAATGATTATAGATAATATAATGCTTGACAACAGGAGTTGGGAGCTTGCTGCTTGTCTTAATGAAGATGAAGTAAATGAAATAATTCCACTTGTCTTAAAATTAATAGCTAAAGTAAAAAGGCTTTATGACTTTTATTTAGATGTTCATGAAGGTGGCGAAGCAACTGATAGACAAATTACTAAAATGATTGAATATGAAGATAGATTGAACCTTCTTCAGAATCTCTATAATGGTCTTGTTGATTATGCTTCTTATATTAATAATATTCGTAATAAACATGAGGAGAGATAGTATGAAAAATAATAGTATTAATCATGATGAAGAAAAATCTCTTGAAGAGATTATAAAGTTAGTTGAGAATATGAAGCCTAACAACTTATATTATAGTTTTAAGACAATTAAAACTATTGCTAAGAAAAGACTTGAATATATCAGAAAAGAAAAGGAGGTAAAGCATGAATAATCGTGAATATATTATAAAGCTCTATTCAAATATAACGAATAGGTATAAGACCATTAAGGTTCTTGCTAATACAAAGAATAAAGCTAAGTCATGTGTTAAGGCTCGCTATATGAATTCTATCATCTATGATGTAAAGGAGGTTGATCATGATACGCATTAGACGTATAATCGCTAATGATTGCAATATTGACTTTAACGATAAAAGCGATATTGAATCTTTCAGGGAATCACTGAAGCGAGAGCTAAAAGCAAAGTACATATTATTCGAATACGACGAATAAATAAAAAGAAAGAAAGGATTATCTCAATGAACAATGAATTAAAATACATAAGCACAGAGGCCGTGGAGTATTTAAACAAAATGGCCAGCGATGATAAATTCAATATGTATATAGAATTGTGCGATAAGCTTGAAAACAAGATTATCGATGAGTCTTATGACATTCCTGTTGATGAAAAAGAAGAATGCCATACCTGTTTGGCTTTCCTCAGAGACTTAAGAGCTCTGAAGATTGATATGGATACATTAAGTAAAACAACAAAATATGAAGGTCAAGAATATGAAAAATAAAAGAATTGGTTTTTGTTCTTATGATGAAAAGCATAATGAAACAACGAAAGAAAAGAGTCTGTCTCCAAATGAATTATTCAGCAAACTTATTGAAGACAAATATACACCTTCCGGTGAGAGAGAAAATGTACAGCTGAAAACAAGTAGTGAACTCATATATGAATACAGAGAGATTTGCCTATTATCGATATATGATATATCAAACATCATGATAAAACAGAAATTCAATCTGAAGAGCGTGAACGAACAGAACTATTGGGTGATGTACACAAAAGAAATTGTCCAAAAGGAATAAGATTAATTATAGTAGTTTTGCATTACAATTCAGATATCTTTAAATAGGTTTTATTCGATAGCATTGCGTCGTGAGGCGCGATGCTATTTTTGTCCAATATGATTAGATTATATCTATGTAACTTTGCAATCGAGATAAAAACTTTCTTTTATGGATTTCATAAAGCAATTGACCGTTTCACTGTGAAGTGAGGCGGTTTTTTATGTCCAACGTGCATTATGAATATATAGGTATATTTGCATAAAAAAGAAGATGAATTTTATAAACAAGTTCCTAATGTCTTACGGATATGATGACATGCTTGCACTGGTGCACAGCATTTGCCCTACTTTGAAATACACAGCTCCGAGTAATTCAATAACTCTTTCAACAATTTTGGGATGTATCTGTGCCCTTTGCGGTTTCTGGCCAATATTGGCTATTGCTATGGTATTAGTGCTATTGTTAGAGGTGATGACTGGCCTGAAAGCATCAAATAAACGTGGTGAAAAATTTGAAAGCGCAAAGTTCTCAAGGTTTATATTGAAATTGTGCATCTGGTTTATTCTTTTTGTAAGTTGCCAAATGTTTGCGTTGTTTTCCAGGATGTACGGTGGAGATAACTATGTGTGGATAATAGGTGGCTGGTTCTTTGATGTGCTGACGGTGATACTGATGATGGCATTTGTGGTGGAGAACGTGACTTCGATACTTGAAAACCTTGCAAGCATTGAAGGTAAAGATAAATCACACTATATAGAGTTGATAAAAGAAGCTATGAACATAGCGGTTAAAAAGATATTCTTATGGAAACGATAGAAGAGAAGCTCAGATTCTATGAACGCACTACACTCGTGTTGCTGTTCGTTGTTTTTACGTTGATTATTGTCTGTTGTTGCCAATATAACAATAATCGTAAAAGGCAACGCCCAAAGACAACAGTGAAGCTGAAATATGTGCCACTGCCTGCAGAGACCATTCCGCAGATTATTCCTGCGAATGTAGACACAACAACCGTTATAAAACGATATTACACAAAGCTCACATATAGAGACACAGTATTGAATAATGATACGGTGATGGTCCAGGTTCTTGATACCGTATACCAGAATGGACTGACAGGCAGAACAGTTGCCTACAATTTCAATAAGAGAGAATTTAAGAAGAATAACTCCATATCGATAATATCAACTTATGGTTATAAGCATCTATCTCTGATGGGTGAATACAGATATAAACGATTAAAATTCTATGCAGGTTATGAGTTCGTTAATCATGCACCAATAGCCGGTATAGGATTCCAAATAATTGAGTGGAAATGAGTGCAGTAAATAATTATCCTCCAATGTGCTTTGCGGATTATGGCGATTCGCTTGAGATAACAGCAACAACAGACGAAGTTGATTTGGATGTGGTGTTTAAGGATCCTACTGGCAATGAACTACAGAAAATCACAGGTAAATTTGTTGCTCAGAATGGGGTTGTGAAAATAGACGGATTGCAGGATTTGGTTAATAAGATGATTGAATCAGGTGTAGACGATGTGACCGGTGACCAATGGTCTAATGTGGACAGATACATATTAATGGTGGTGACCGTGGATGGCGTTGTAACCAATCATACAATATTATATTTGAGAGGTGACATTAATTATTTTGCTACGAAATTTAAATATTTCCCTGTTCTGATGAGAGAGAGACATGTGATGCCAACACAGTTCTTGCCTGTTTATATTCCCAATTTCAGTGGCGCTACAATGTCAATATTATTATCATTAGCTTATATCTATAATAATATGACTTATTATAAATCTATTACTGTAGCGGAGAAAGGAACAGAGAAATACATTTATGATAGCTTTGACCTTAATGTCGTTCTGAAACGACTATCGATAACAGATACAGTGACACCATTATATATTGATGTAGAGCTGCTTGCCGATGGAACGAGAACTGACGGAATAAGATATTATATTAATGACAATCACTATCAGCAACAAACGGAGTTTGCTTATATCAATAAGTTTGGCGTGATGGATGACATTGTCCTTACAGGCCAGGACGAAATAGGTTATGAGATAGAAGCTGAATATGGTTATGCTGGTAAGCAATATATTAGATTCGATGATAAGTTCATCTCTGATCACAAATGCAATACCGGATGGATTAACACAGAAGAAAGAGCAGCCGTCATCGACATGCTCACATCACCATGGGTGGCTGTTGTGAAAAATAATGACATGAAACGTATAACCATCACTGATGTGAAATCATCGATTGTCAGACCAACGAATAAGCCTGATAACATCTCTTTCACATACAGATATAGTGACGAGAAAAATATGATTGACAACACATATAAGATAAATACAGGTCAAACGAATGTGTTCAGCAAGCCTCCGTATGATAAATCATTTGAATAGTTGAGATATGGAAAACAAAATAAAAATAATGGATGCAAGCACGATGCTATCAGAGATAGACATACGACAAAAGCCATCAGGTGAGAAAAGAATTTTCTCATGCAAATTTGTGACAACAGATGGCAAGTTGTACTACATACCACAAGCCTACGCCTGTGGTTGTGGCAACGTGAACATGAAACAAAAGCGATACAGGGGCATTCAGCCATGTGACTGCAAAGCTAATCCTGAAGGTCATGTGATACCTGTTAAGATAACAAATTTCATAGAATTCAATGGTTATAAAATAGATTGGTCAAATGGATATTCTCTTCAATAAAAATGGCGTGCCATTATCAATGGTAAGCTCAAAAATGTTTGGCGATACTTTTCTTGACGAAAAGACAAGCAACGATAGGAAAAGAGTACTTTTCCCTTATGATAACATGAGCAGGTCTTACGTTTACGTGAATGACCAACGAGTGGTGACATGGGGTGAAGATAACTGGTGGCCATATCATGCGATACAGTTAGTAAGGGATACAACGGTTCTGAACACAGGTCTTCATTTCCTTAGAAATTTGACGCTTGGCCAGGGTATTTATGCGTGCAAGATAACTGGCTATGATGAAGATGGCAATGAACTACGCAAACCTATAGAGGATGAAAGGTTGAACAAGTTCATCCAATCGCGAGGATGTAGAAGATATATGGAAAAGGTGCTAAGAGATTATCTCAAGGTTGGCTGTGGTGCTGTACAGTTTGTTCCAAATATGGCTGGTAAAGAAATCATCGGTCTCAATCCTATCAACTGCTTACAGATAAGATATACTGAGCCTGACGCAAACGGCTTTCAAAACGCAGTGATAGCAGGTTCGTGGGATATATGCCCATCTGAAAACTATTGGATTCTACCTGCACTAAACGAGTTTGACCCAGAGGCTCAAGCTGAGATGATTAAGTTTGCTGGTAAGATGAAGTCAGGTTTCGTTTATCCAATACGCGATTCATGGAGTAATGAGGATATTTATGGTGAACCAATATGGTGGCCTGCTTACGCTGCAGGTTGGTTAGATATAGCTCATTTAGTGCCTAAATATCTTAAAAAGGCGTATGAAAATCAAACATCATGGAAGTGGCATGTGCAGATTCCATATAGCTACTGGGATAAAAAGTTTCCAGAACAAAACTACAAAACTACAAAGGAAAGAGAAACCGAAATTAACAAATATATGGATAGCGTTGAAAGAAATCTTTGTGGTCCTGAAAATGCAGAGAAACCGCTGATGACATCATACGCTGTGAATGAGATGAAATGGTCGCATAGAAGAAGAGTGGAAGATTCAAGCCCTCGATAACAAATATAAAGGTGGTGACAATCTTGTTACTTCAGCAGCAGCAAACAGCGAAATTTTATTTTCGCTCATGGTTAATCCGAATGTTCTTGGAGCTGGAATGCCTGGTGGCACGTATGCCGGAAATCAAGGTGGTTCAAACATAAGAGAAGCATTCCTCGTGAATATTGCAAATGCCTGGATAGACAGACAGAATATTCTTGATCCTCTCGAATTGTTCATTAAATTAAATGGTATGCCTGATTGTGAGTTGAGATTCCGCAATACGATTCTCACTACATTAGATACCGGTGCAGGTACGACACATAAACTTAGTTGATATGATATTTTCAAAAGAAAAATGGAATAACAGTGAAGAGATCTCAGCGTTCATCCCTTCATCAGCTTCATTGGGTTATGACAAAATGAAATCATCACTGCAAAGTGCAGAGACAATGTTCATCACAAAACTCATTGGCGAAGAGTTGACGAACAAAATAGATTTGTTCTATGAAAATGGAGTTAACGACAACAAGGAATTGTGGACTAAATTGCTTTCGCTGTCACAACGTGCAGTGGCTTATTTAGCTATGTGGTATGACTTCGATGCTCTGAACCTTCGCATTACAGATCAAGGTTTTCAAAGACAAGAGTCTGATACCTTTAAGGGTGCATATAAATATCAGGAGGAAAACATGAAGCGCACGTTCAAGAACAGAGGTTTCAACTGTCTTGATGATATACTTGAGTTCTTGGATCTAAACAGGACTGTTTTCACTGATTATATAAATTCTCCTGCATATATTGATTCACAAAAGTCGATTGTGAGATCCACATCAGAAGTTAATAATATCATCTATATTAACAATAGCAGAATAATATTTCTGCGAATGAGATGTGAATTCAATGCTATTGAAGAAAACTTCATTAAGCCAAAACTTGGCGATGATCTATATAAAATGTTAATTGATTCATTGGCTGATTCATCAAAGTTCACAGCTGGTGATAAAACAATATTAGAAGGTCTTAGACTTGCATGTGCTAAAGTTGTAATAAGAGGTGCTGCCATACGATTGATTAAATCGACAGGTTCTATGACAGACAGAGGCTTATACTTTGAACAGACAAAATCAGGTTCTTACACCGATAACGACGTTTCAAAAGCTACAGACATGGAGATTGGCGACAGGTTATCACAGTTAGAGTCGGATTTTAATTTTGCTCTTGTCGCTTTGGTTCGCTACATTCAATTAAACCTCTCTGACTATTATGAAGGTTCTTCACAATATAGATTCAGTAGAGACAATGATGATAAAAAAATATTCTGGGCATGAGAAATATTAAAATTGAATATAAAAAATTGATTGTTAGAAGAACAATCAGCAAAGATGTGCCTGAGAAATGGGATGAACTAAGTTCAAAACAATTTCTGGCTGCAGTAAGATTGTGGGTGGGAACAATTAGTGAGGAAAGATTTATAAGCGAAATCTATTCTATGAATATCAATATCGTGAGAAGAATGGACTCCTATCAACGATGGAGCCTGATACATGCTGTTGATTTCCTTCGTAATCTTAGGATTCCTCATAACAAATTGTTTATAAAGAAGCTCAAAGGTGGTCTTTGTTCTCCAGGTAACAGACTAAAAGGATGCAGTCTTTTACAATTTATGGTAGTAGATACGTACTTTCAAAAATATGCTATCGACCAAAAAGATGAATATTTAAATTTATTTGTGTCATCACTCTATAAAAAAGAAAATGAATGTTTCAGCGTTCTTGAATTCCAACATCCTGAAGATCAGAAAAAGGCGAAACTCGTATCTGTAGAAAAGAATAAGGAAATAGTTGAAACAATAGATAAAGAAACAAAGATAGCAATATATCTGAATTTCGTTCTGATCAGTGGTTGGCTAAGCAAAGCTTATCCTTACCTGTTCCCTGTTCCAGATGATGACGGTGAAGTTAAGAAAAATAATAAGAAAACTACAAACTGGATAGATGTGTTTGATGCCTTCGTTGGTGACGATGTAGTGGAAATGAACAGATATAAGGCAATGCAAGCTACAGACGCATTCAGAGTTATGAATAAGAGGATTAAAAATTCACAGAAGAAATGATAACATTAGGTGACTACTTAGAATATTTGTGCAGAAAGCATAAGATGGTTATGCACTCTGATACGGAGATGCACTATGTGAATCTGAATTCTGATAAAAAGAATACAGCTATAGCACAGAACATGCGCTATCCATTCGTGTTTTATGAAAATAATGGTTATAGATTTTTCAAATAATAACATTAATATACAGATAGAACATGATTGCTACTTGACAGTTGTGGAACATGTTAGTGACACAGCTGATTATGCGGAGATTGAGAAAGTGTTGTCCAAAACATCTACAATAATAAATGATATATTTGCAAGGATGATAAATGATAAAAAATCTCGATCCGTGAAATGCGTATTAGGCTTTGATATCAGCAACATACAAGTAGAGCCGATTGAGAACAAAGACAATGCCTTATACGGTTGGGTTGCTAAATTTACCATGCCAGAGACATATTGTACATTTAATAATAATTTTAATGAATAATCATGACAAAGACATTTGAACAATTGTCAGCTGATGCTGAAACAATAAGAACGAATAATCTTCCTGATAGCAATACGGCTAATCTCGTTGGCCAACTGCATAAGGATACAATTATTAAACTGCAAGAGACAGAAGGGAAAATCTTACCATTTTCTGGCGAAACAGGAAGTAGCGAATCTGCGGGAATGACACAAAATGCTATTACGAAAGAACTTGCCAAAAAGGTAGATAAAGTTTCTATAGTTCAAGAGACTGGCACAAACACTGATAAGATCATCAGTCAAGATGCCACCACAAAATTACTTGAAACAAAGATAGATAAGACATCTTTAGTACAGGAAACTGGTGACGATGCTGATAAGCTTATGAGTCAAGCTGCTGTTTCGTCTGCGCTTAAAAAGACAGGCGCTGTTAAAAAGTTTGTTGATATAGTTGAGAGTGCAACATTAGAGACTACATCAACTACTCAGACAGGTGATGTAGTTTACATAACATCATTGAAAGTGTTTTGCGCTACGTGTTGGCTCAGCTTTAACTGCAAAATATTATGGCAACTGGGATGGAGCTGATGAGTATATGAATTCAGGGAGAACAGCAATATTGGATAACAATCTATATATTAAAGATGGTATATTGTATTATTATAATGGTGCATTAAAGTGTATAGATACAGATGATTATTCTTATACATATAATGACAATATAGCATCATTTATAAGAGGTGGATATATAGATGCTACAGATAGTGTTGTTACTACATCAGGTTATGCTTATATTAAAGATGCTGATGTATCTGCATACGATATTATTAATGTACGAGTTGGAATATTGCAAGGAGGCACTAAATCTCTGCTGATGGACACAAATAAGAACATACTGAAAAAATTTTCAACAGACTTGCCTTCCACAATTTTAAGGTCAGATTATCCTACTTTAGCTTATATATCAATTTCGAGCAGAGAAGCAGGATTAAAAATGAATATTTCGGGGGTACCAAAAATTATCTGTGAAGAGTAATAAGTATTTAGCTGATATTAATATCTCCGATATTGGTGAAAAAATGCGAGAAATTAAATATTATGAAGTTGATGGAGGCTTTTATTATTCGGATTTAAGTTTTAGTTCAAACACGCAATATAATCAGGGTTATACTAATTTGATAAAATGTAAAGAAGGTGATATTTTCTATCATCGTACATACGGATTTTCTGGATGTAATAATTATTCTGTTTTAGATAGCAATTTTAATGTTATAGCAAAAGAAATAGCTGATTATCGTACAACGATGGGAATTCTTACAATACCTGCCAATGCAGCTTGGGTAATATTCTTTTATACGGTTAAAGTAGGCGATACAATTAACTTGAAAGTATATACAGATAATTTTTTACAGTCTCAATTAGATAAGTTTATTGATACATACGATATAGAGACATTAACAAGGTCGAATGTCTTATACGGAAAACAATATACAGCTTTAGGTGATTCGTTTACGCAAGCGAATGGCACTGAGACAATAGCATCGGGGTCCTTTAAAAGGTTCATCTAAAGTATACCCTAACATTATTGCAAATAGAAATAACATGGATGTGTTAAATCTTGGCGAAAACGGTGGTACTTTAAAAAGATGTATTGCAAACGGATTGTTAGATAAAATCCCTTCAAATGTTAAATATTTAACAATCTGGTATGGAATTAACGATAAAGGTTCGAGCATACCAGTAGGAACAGTCACGGATGATACTACAGACACCGCCGCAGGGTGTTTTAATTATACTTTTAGATATTTAATAACAAAGTTTCCATTTGCTAAAATCGGAGTTATTATATCGGCATTCATGGATGAAGATAGACGATTAATAGAGATAGCAGTTTGCGAGAGATGGGGAATACCTTACCTCGACCTAATGGGAGATCCGAAGGTGCCAATGACACACGGTGGGAGGATAACAAGTTTAGGCGTTTGTTCTGAAGTTCTTAAATTAAGGCAAGCATCTTGGGATATTACGACAAATAATGTGCATCCTTCAAATGCGATGCACGAGTATCAGAGTACATTCATCGAACATTTCATGAGGTCATTATGAGAAAGATTGAAAGAATATTTATTCATTGCACCGCTTCATCTCAGACATGGGGTGTTAATGAGTTGTTGCAGGAGTTTAAAAGAAAAGGCTGGAAGAATCCTGGTTATCATTATGTTATTACAAGTGATGGTATAGTTCATCAGCTTATTGGTGAGGAGCGAGTATCAAATGGAGTCAAAGGGTATAACCATTCTGCTATCAATGTTGCCTACGTGGGTGGCATTGATAGTTATGGTAAGACAATTGATAACAGGAATGATTTACAAAAAGCTTCACTTATCGCTCTTATAAAACTTTTGCATAAGAGGTATCCAAAAGCTAAGATTCTTGGTCATCGCGATGCTTCACCAGACATTAATCATAATGGTATTGTGGATCCATGGGAGCGAATAAAGGAGTGCCCATGCTTCAATGCCATCTCTGAATATAAAAACATTCAAAATTCATAAAGATGGATAATAACGAACACATTATATCTACAGAAGAATTTAATGCTGCTGTTAGACTATGGGGTGACAAAGTAAAGGCAATGTCGCAAACCGTATTGATAGCAGAGACAAGTTCATACAGCGGTTCACTAAGATCAAAACTTAAAGTTAATGTTTATCAAGGTAGAGATGATGGGGTTGCTAAGTCGATAGGTTTTAAATTCATGCGTTATGGTGTGTTCGTTGCTTATGGTGTAGGGTATTGGCCATATAAGACAAGGTGAAGCCGTTGTGCGTGGTCAGAAAGCTGAGAGATACACTGGAAAGATAAGGAATGGTCCATTCACAGCCAGTTCCAATGGGTCTATTAACAGAAAATCAGTGGATTGGTTAGATAAAAACATTGAGAAAGAGATACAACAACTTGCTGATATTACAGGCGATTATTATGGCGATTTATCAATGCAGCACGTCATCGAAGAACTCGATAGAATAAAAATGAAAAAATAATGGCAAACAAAGTAGCTAATAGAACTGTCAAAATATGGCTTGATGGTACAGAAATAGATAATAGCGTTAATTCAATTCAAAGCAAAGTTAGAAAGCTAACTGCAGAATTGAAAAAGACGACTATAGGTACAGAAGAGTATGAGAACAAAATGAAGCAGATAGGTGAGCTTCAGGGAATTCTCAATAAACATAAATCTGATTTAAAAGATTTAGGCAAAACAATTGACGATAACAATAAAAAAGCTGATAATCAAAAAAATATCTTTTCAAGAGCTGCTGATGGAGTAAACAAGTACTCCACTCTAATAGCCAGTTCTATTGCTGCAGTTACGGGATTCTCATTAACTATTAGAAAAGCCGTTCAATCATTTGCAGATATGGAAGAGTCCATGGCAAACACTCGCAAATATACAGGTCAGACAGATGGCGCTGTAAGACAAATGAATGAGGACTTCAAGAAGATGGATACTCGAACAAGCAGAGAGCAGCTCAATGAACTTGCTGGTGCTGCCGGTCGATTAGGTATCACAAGCACTAAAGATATTGAAGACTTCGTGGATGGTGCTGATAAAATTAGCGTGGCTCTTGGCGATGATTTAGGTGAAGGCGCGGTCGATAAGATTGGAAAATTGGCCCAGATGTTTGGCGAGGATAAAACCAAAGGTTTGCGTGGTGCCATGCTTGCTACAGGTAGCGCAGTGAATGAACTTGCGCAGAATTCAAGTGCTAATGCCGGTTATATCGTAGACTTCACTGCTGATTTGGCAGGTGTTGGTCAACAAGCTGGATTAACTCAAGCTCAAATCATGGGTTATGCTTCAGCCTTAGATCAAAATATGCAGGAGGAAGCTACATCATCCACAGTATTCAGCCAACTAATAACAAAGATGTTCCAGGAGCCACAACGCTTCGCTCAACTATCTGGTCAAAAAGTTACTGATTTCACAAAGCTTCTGAAGACTGATGCTAATAAAGCATTGATAGAGTTTCTTGGAGCCATGAAATCAAGAGGTGGCTTTGATTCTCTTGCACCAATGTTCAAGGAGATGAAACTTGATGGCACGAGAGCAGTTGGCGTTCTGAGTGCTGTTGCCACCCATTTGGACCAGGTAAAAACAGCCCAAGATTTAGCTAACAAGAGCTATAATGACGGTACTTCAGTTATTAACGAGTTTAATATTCAAAACAACACAGTTCAAGCTCAGTTAGATAAAGCTGGAAAACAATTTAAAGAATTAACAATAAACCTTGGCCAGAAACTAATGCCTGTCGCAAAATATGGCATCACCACAGGTTCTGCGATAATAAAAATACTATCTAAGTTAATTAATTTCGTTGTTAATTATCGTACTACTATAATTGTATTTACAGCAGCATTAATAATGTTGAATGCAAAGAAATTGCTTCATATCGCCTATACTAAGTTACAAATAATTTGGTCAGAAAATCTGCGGGGTACATTATTAAAATTATGGACTACACTTAAAGCTAATCCATGGCAAGCTATTGCAGCCGTGGTTGCCATTGCTGCAGCTGCCATTTATGATTATGTGAAAAAGGCTAATGAATTAACCCAAAGTCAGAAGTCAATGAAAAACATTCAAGATAAAGCAAATGAGTCAATAGCTGAGCAAAAGACACAGGTAGATATGTTAACAAACAGAATACATAATAATAATTTATCTCTATCTGATAGGATGACTGCGATACAAGCTTTGCAAAAAATAATTCCTGATTATACAGCTAAAATATCAAAAGAAGGTAAAGTATATCAAGAAAACACTATAGCTTTATCTAAATTTAATGCCCAGTTACAAAGAAAAGCTTTAATAGAGGGTGCTAAAGATGAATTAAATGAATTAGGGAAGAAAAGAGCTGAATTAGTAAGAAAAGCAGCAGAACAAAATAGAGCTGTGCATTCAGCAATAGCCACGAATGATAATCAACAAAATATTGCTGTTACATCAAATTTAGGTCCAGCTATGTCAAGTTTCTATGCCGGTGCAAATGTTAAACAAAAAAAAGCTGATTTATCTTCAACAAAAAGAGAAATAAAGGAAGTTGACAATGCTATAAAAGATGTTACGAATAGTTATGGTAAAATGATGGCTGATGAAATAGCTGCATCATCAACTGATTATGGCAATAATAATGGTAATAATGATAATACAACTTCAAATGTATCTTCAAATAATAAAGATAACATTAATGCAGATAAAAAAGTTCAAAAAGAATTAGATAGAATAGATGCAGAATACGAAAAAAAGAAATCTAAGGTTAAGGAACAATATATGGCTGGTGAGATAAAATCACAAGAAGATTATAATAGAAAGATAGAAGATATTGAGTTGGATCAATTGGATGCTAAACTTAAAGTCGCTGGCCTGGAGCCAAAGAAAAGAGAGGAAATAAATAAACAAATCGTTGATGCTAAATTAAAGTTATATGATAAAATAAAAAATATGATGAGCGAAATGGGTTCAACAGATGATGAGATACTTGATGATGAGCTCAACACTCTCAAACAAAAATATAACGAGCAGCTCTCATTACTTGATGATGCCCATAATAAGCAATTACTATCTGATGAAGAATATGAGAGAGATAAGAAAAAAATTAACGAGAGATACGAAAAAGATCGTAATGATGATGTTGCTAAAGATGCATCAAAAAAATTAGATCTTGCTGAGAAAAGTTATAAAGCGCAGCTTCTTATTCTTAGGAGAAATAGACGTGAAGAATATATGACAGATGAACAGTATAATAACGCTATTCGTCAATTAAGATTAGACTTCTTAACTAAAGTTCTTTCTGATTTAAAACTAAGCAATGAGGACAGAGCTGCCCTTCAAGACGAATATAACAATCTTATCGAGGATCAGCAGGATGATGCTTATCAGAAAATAAAAGATAAGAATCAGGAACTATTTGATAGTATGCGAGATGATATGGAACAAATATTCACGGATATGGGCACAAATATCGGTAATCTATTAAAAGGTGAAAAAGATTCCATAAAGACTCTATTGAAAGACATATTAAAAGATATGCTCAATTTGCTGATAGACTATTTAGAGAAACAGTTGCTAATTAATGATGCTGAGATATTAGCTAAAAACGTAGCTAAGTATGGTGGAATCATCGGTGCTATCAAGTCAGCTGCTGAAGTAGCATTAATTCATGCGCCATTCAAATTAGCTAAAGCCATGGTAAGTAGTTTCTATGACGGTGGCTTCACACCTTCTGGTGCCTGGAACCAGGAACAGGGCGTTGTCCATTCTAATGAATTTGTTGCTAACAGATTTGCCACAAAGAATCCTTCATTATTACCAGTGTTAAATCTTATTGATACAGCTCAAAAAAGAGGTTCCGTTTCAAACTTAAGTAATGATGACGTAGCTGCTGTTATCGGTTATGGTGGTAGCGTAAGACAAATTAAAGGTGCTACTTCAACATTATCTAATAATAACACAGATAATGCTTTACTTATAGGTGTTTTAAATCAAGTTATTCTTACAATGAAATCTGTCAAAGATAGGTTCGATAAACCTATCGTAGCAGAGACTTATGCTACAGGTAAAGGTGGAACAATAGAAGCTGAAGAATTAGTAAAAAGAATGAAATCAAATGTATCAAGATCATGATAACATTACTTATAGATAGCAAAAAGGTTAACCTTAGTGTTGACACATCAATAGAATTTCTTAATAGAAATGTGTTTTTCACCAAAGAAGGTCAACATACACTTGACATTGATATTGATCTTTCAGATGCCGTCAATGCTCTCGTTTATAAAAACATGCACAGAATTGATGTGATAGAAAGACCACAAAACAGAACAGCTCTAATGTACAGCGAAAGAGGCATCATCATAAAAGGTACAGAAATCGTCTTGAGTATAGACGATAAAAAAGCTAAAATTCAAATTGTTGCTGGTAATTCAGAAATTAATTATTTAATAGGGAATGAAAGAACATTAAGTGAGTTAAATTTAGGAGAGATTTCACAACTAACAAATACTGAAGCTTTGAATTCTGTGAAAAGTGGATATCCAGATTTCGATTATGTATGTTGCCCAATATGTGTAGATATTAATACACTATATGATAAGTATTTGACACTCTTAGATCCAGGATATTGGAATAACATTTATAATAAAATGAACGTGAAAAAGACCAAGGATACTTTAAGTTATTGGGATAAAGTAACATTGTGTCCACAACCATACTTGGTTTCTATAGTCAACAAAGTCGTTAAAGCTTTAGGATATACAATAAAGATAGACGCATTAGAGAATTCAGAAAAATGGAAAAGGCTTATAATTATTAATGGATATGTGACTCTGAAATATAATGAAATGGTTCCAAATTGGACAGTGAAAAAATTCATAACTGAAGTCGAAAACCTTTGCTATGTCTTATTTGTTGTTGACCAAACAAATAAAAGCATAGATATATTAAATAGAAATGATTATTACAAAACAGCTCCAAAAGAATATATTGATAAAGATGAAATAATTGGAGATATAATAAAAGAATACGACCAGGACCCAGCGAAAGGAATAACATATAACAATATTTCATTCAACTTTCCTGCATACGATCAATACAAATATGCTGCGATAGATGATGAGGTGATGAAAGAGATAGAGAATGTTAATTGCCAAAGTCCAGGAGCTGGTGATGAAAGAGATGCTTATTTATATGATGTTTGGGAAACAATTAATGGGTCAGCTCTTGATGATAGTAAAAGTGTTCCAGACACTGTTGAGAAAGCATATAACAAAATGTTGCTTTATACAGAAACTAATCCTTTAAAAGAGAATTGTGAGTTTCCTTTTGTCTTAAGAGATGCCAATACAATGTTTAATTGTCATTTAGATATCTGTAATCAATATGCTAAAAGAAAGGATGATACCAGTGATAACGAAATGTCTTTAAGTATTGTACCATGCGAAATAGCTTACCTAAGAATATCAGATGGTGGCGATCATTATCAATATATAGTTCCTATTGCGAGATTCACAGATTATGAGAGTACTGAGGTTGAAGAAACAAGTGAAACACAAGGACTAAATGATTATATTAAAAGTGGAATGCCTGACAATAAGAAAAAAGCTGATCAAATATTTGTCGCTTTCTATTTCGGGTTAGAGGGCTTGAACTGGGGTGGAGATTATGTAATTCCAACAGCAGCGCCATCCTATCTACAATTAATGCAGATATGGGATAATGGTGCTAATCCATATTGGAAGAAACAAATACTTATGAAATTATCTGACAAGAGTTTAGATTTGTCAATAAATTCATCAACAGGTCTCTATGATACAGTTTATAAAGACAGCATCAATATAAATCTAAATACGGTATATACAATTAACTTCAAATCAAATAAAAGTATAGACTCAAGACATATATTCATAATTGCTAACAAGAAATTTTATTGTCAGCAATTGAAATATAAAATAAAGAAGAACAGCGTATCTGACATTGTTGAAGGTAAATTCTATTTAGTGGAATAACTATAGAACACCTTTGTAATTAACAATGAGTCTATTTGCCTCTTTAACATTTTTAGGTGTGTATATATCTGTGATGAGAATTGATGAGTGTCGTGCCTGATCACGAACACTCAATATATCAGTATTCGCTTTTAGCATATTTGTTATGCCTGTATCCTTTAGACTATAGAACTTATATCGAGCATCTAATTTTAAATCATTCCTAACATATCTAATCCAAAAGTCTCTAAATGTTTTTTCTGACTTACTAAATGGCCCAGGAGCAAAAGACTCTGAAAATAGATAATAGTTACCTGGAGATGAAAAAATATTTAAATCTATCATCAATTCAATAACATGAGATGGTAATGTGATTACAGCGTCATTTCTGTTTTTTGCAATGTCACCATGGATGTAAATAGTATGTGCATGTAAATTTATGTCTTGGATTTTAAGTAATGACATCTCATGTGGGCGAATAAAACAATAATGGAGTAAATCACAAGCGAGAAGGAAATGTCTATTCTTACGCATTAAGTAATTATGAATTTTTAGTAATATATTGTCAGGTATAACATCACGATTCTTATTGGTCCCTCTTCTCTGTATTGTGCTAACACCATCAGTTGGATTACTATTTATATATGACCGCTCTATTAAATATTTGCAGAAGACCTTAATCCATGCTAAATAATTATTACGAGTTCTGATAGTGTTATTTCTTTCTATAAAGATGTAGTCCAAGAATTCACTCAGCTTTGCTTATTGAATTGATAGATATATATTATATCTTTCTTATCATTAACCCATTGCGAAAAGATATTTAAATAACTCAAATAACTGATTATCGTTTCTTCTCGCATATAGTTTTCTTTCAATTGCTTATATAAATAATCTCTATATTTAGAACATACATCATTAAAAGGTGTATATTCAAGAGGCTGCATCTGTTCTACCCATGGGTTCCAACCATTCATAAGCTTCTCTGTGAGACGCTTTATGATTTGGTTACCATAACGACGTTGGTCTACTTTACTTTTAAAATGATCAAGCATTATCTTCTTTCTCTTCATCTTGCCTGTTGTTGGACAAAATGCCGAGAATGAGATATAACAATTCTTATTTAGGTGAAGAACCGGTGGTGTATAGCTCTTCACATAATTAATAATCGCTTCATTTGTAAAGTCCATTTTTTAACCCTTTCCATTTTTCAGAAAAGGGTACGTGAATAATTAAATTTTCTAACAGTGTCCTAAAAGTGTCCGACCTGTTATTATACGACAATGGCTAAGTTGTTGAAAAATCAACACTTAGCCTAATAATCGTCGGGATGACCAGACTCGAACTGGCGACCACACGCCCCCCAGACGCGTACGCTACCAACTGCGCCACATCCCGCTGCTATAAAAGCGGGTGCAAAGGTACGTACTAAATACGAGAAATGCAAATTTTTTACATTATTTAAGTCTCTTTTTCAGCACTGTATTTATCATCATATTAACACGATGATGACTGCTGAAATGATGAATGAAAACGAACCAAATGTCTATTACATTCTTTCACCTATTTATATATAGCACAGATAGAATGTATTTCTTGTTTAGAAATATCTTGAAACAATGCTCCTTTGACATAATAATGTGTGTGGCAATTGTTCTGTTTTGCTGAAATAAAGACCATTAGCGAAACATACAAAATGGCTGTTTGTCGTATGCAAGATGATGCAAGAAACCTTTGCTGTAAAGGATTTGACTACTATTTACGTGAGAAGATTTAAATGTAAGTAAGAAAGATTCATTTTCTATCATTCATAAACTTTCACACTACATATTTGTGTATCACAATATAAAATGGTATTTTTGCATAAGAAAATTTACGACTCATATATATATGCAATACAAAATAAGCGCTCCTAAACATTTGAATGCGACAATAAACCTGCCTGCATCAAAGAGCATCAGCAACCGTTCTTTGATTATTTACGCTCTGTCGGACCGTAAAATATCTCTTCAAAACCTTTCCGACTGCGACGATACCATTGTTATTAAGAATGCTCTGCGCGACATGCCAGAGACGATAGACATCAAGGCAGGCGGCACTGCCATGAGGTTTATGACGGCTTATCTGTCGGTGACACCGGGAACTCATATCATCACTGGTACGGAAAGGATGAAGCATCGCCCTATCGGCATTCTTGTTGACGCGCTGAAATATCTCGGTGCCGACATAGAATACATGGGAGAAGAGGGCTTTCCGCCTCTGAAAATCACAGGAAAGCCTCTCGACGGAGGCAATATAGAAATATCCGGACAGGTAAGTTCGCAATATATCTCGGCTCTGCTGATGATTGGTCCGGTGCTGAAACAGGGACTTCAACTTGTCCTGACGGGTGGTATAGTGTCGCGCCCGTACATCGATCTCACTCTATGTACGATGAAGGAATTCGGCGCCGACGTAGACTGGAGCGACATTGACACCATTCTCGTGAAACCAAAGCCATACACTGTGCGCAAGTTTTTCATCGAGAACGACTGGAGTGCAGCTTCTTACTGGTACGAAATCATGGCTTTACTCGCCGACAGAGATGCTGAGGTGAGTCTGAAAGGACTCGTTGACGGCTCTTTGCAGGGCGATTCGGTGGTCAGATATTTGTTCAGTCTGCTTGGCGTGAAGACTTCTTTTGAATCTAAGATGCTTAATACTGACAGTGCGGTGACGCTGAAAAAGAGCAGAACCAAACTGCCTCGGTTCGATTATGACTTCATAAATCAACCCGATTTGGCGCAGACATTAGTGGTGACGTGCTGCATCATGAACGTTCCTTTCCACTTTACAGGACTCGGAAGTCTGAAGATTAAGGAAGCAGACAGAATAGATGTGCTGAAGAAAGAGATGAGAAAATTGGGATATGTGATTTCTGATGTCAACGGAAATGAACTTCTCTGGGATGGCGAACGATGCGATGCCGACAGTGAACCGGCTATAGACACTTACGAAGACCACCGCATGGCAATGGCATTCGCGCCTGCCGCAATAGTTGTTCCGAACCTGAGGATAAACAATCCCGAAGTGGTCAGCAAGTCGTATCCGCACTTTTGGGACGACTTAAGGAATGCCGGCTTCACCATAGAACAACAGTAATTACCGCTAACAGAAATCAAATCAATGATTTACGTACTCATTGCCCTCCTCGTGCTGATTGTCATGACTGCCTTGATAAAGGTCATGCTTAAGACAATAAAAGAGAATCCCACGCCAACAAAGTTACCTTTTTCCACGTGCAACACGTGCGCCGTGAGAGGTGACAAATGCGAGCAGGACTGCATGATGGAAGCATCAACGAAGAAGATTGAATATTATGATGACCGACATTTGGATGATTTCCGTGGCAGACCATCCGACAAATACACTGACGAAGAGGCAGAGATATTCAGCACGGTGCTGTACAGGTTGCGCCAGGACGAAGTGGTAGGATGGAACAGAAGTCTAATTCTGCGTGGAATAAATATTCCGAATCAGATTAAGGATGAGGTTATAATGATGATAACCGAAAAGGAATAA